TCGAGTTCTCACCAGAGTCATTAATTACGTATTTTTCCACCCTTTTTAATCCCACAGCTGAAACGCTGTTGGGTTGCGGCCTGTGAGTGTTTTTCTCAGAATTATTCCGCAGCGGAAATACGCCTTTCTTTGAAAACTGAGCGATTCAATAGCCGGTAAGCGTATGGCTATCGCGGGTGATATGTATACTCATGTGTACCACCACCTGCTTTAAACGGCCAAAGGGAATGAGAAAGGAAACATGTCTTTGCAATCTGGACCGGTTGCGGGATCTGAAGTATGGCCGGGGGATTGAAGTGCTAAAGCACCTATATTGAGGGGTAGGGGGTAATGAACCAACAATTTATCTGACTGAACCAACCTCATTTTACTGTTTGTTGGTTTGCAAAAATCCAGGGCTGGCGTGGCTTAGAGACTCGTGAACCAACTGAACTAACGTTTTTTCTGCGTCTATATGCATTTTTATTGTGATGAGATGATATAAACGGTCATAAATCAACCCTGAATCCCTATGGCTTCCGTTTCAACATATCCCTGAGAAAAGCAAAAGGGCCGGAGATTTCTCTCCAGCCCTTGCTGTATCTGGTGGCCCCTGCTGGACTTGAACCAGCGACCAAGCGATTATGAGAACCATGCAGGACACATAAAAAACATATAGTTAGTTATAAAACAATGTCTTGTGAATTCAATATGACCTAATATAGCCCAATATAACTAATCTTCAGCGACACTTTTGCGACACTATTTTGCTTGTATCAAAGATTCCATTGTTAAAGGTATGTCATCAAAACCTGGCCATTTTTTGAGCCATTTTGCTGCGCTTGAAGAATGTGCTTTTGCGTATTGCATCAACCAGAATCTTTCCTCCGAGGTCAAAAGGCCTAAGATTACCATTACGGATAAAACGTATTCTTCCTCACTGGTTATATGCGTTACGCGATGAAATAATTCTTCAAAAATGACGATTTCATTTGCAAACAATGTTTTATTCTTCCTCATCAATTCGATAGCTTCTGATTTCAAAGCAACTTTATCTGGTTGATAATGATTTGAAAGTGCAGTTTTCATAAGTGTTTTAAGATAATCGTAAAACTGCCGTCTCCCATGCGTATATTCTGAGTTGTTATCAAGCGTTTTCTTTAACAACTCTGATAACCAGCGTATATTATCAATGACTTTTTGTTTATTTTGATACTCATACATTCTTGTATTGCTAGTTTGGATTTCTTTAAGTGTTATGATTAATACAATAACGCTGATTAGAGTTGCGATTGGTCCATATACCCCTCCGATATATGTCCCAAAGGTACTCCATGCTTGAGCGTCTTTCGATAATGCACCATGAAACATGAAAAAATATAATGCTAAGGGGATTAATGAAATCAATGCGATCACCGTGAGTATAGAATTTCGCAAGGTCAAAAATTTCATTCTTTAGTCACCAATGGGTTCATTCGTAGGACGTCTTCGAGATGATCAGGAGCAAAGTGAGCGTAACGCATGGTCATTTTGATATCCGTATGCCCAAGCACTTTTTGTAAAACAAGGATATTGCCACCATTCATCATAAAATGGCTAGCAAATGTATGGCGTAGTACGTGTGTGAGCTGGCCTGAAGGGAGTTCTATTTTTGCTCTTTCTAAGGCATTTCTAAATGCGTAATAGCACGGCGTAAAGAGATTGCCTGCTTTATTAGGCAACTCAGCAACTAAAGTAGGGTCAATAGGTATTGATCGATTACGTTTGCCTTTTGTCTTAACGAAAGTCACTTTTCCCGCTGAAATCTGAGAACGCCTTAATTTTTCGGCCTCTCCCCATCGTGCACCTGTAGACAGGCAAATCTTAGCGATCACTTCCAAATCTTTAGCTGAGCTATTTCGGCACTCTACTAACAGTCGTTCAATCTGTTCGCCAGTTAGATAAGCCATTTCAGTTTCATCAGTTCGAAACTGCCGAACGTTTTCCAAAGGATTTGGTGCTTTCCATTCGCCAAGTCTTTTCAGCTCGTTGAATACTGCTAGGAAATACGCATGCTCCAGATTCATGGTGCGAGGGGATACTTTTAAAACTCGCGTTGTCCTTGCAAAATGCCCGTCTAAGCGTTTAGCACGATAGATAGTAAAAAGCTGGGCATTAAACTCTGTAGCTAAAGGTGAACCCATGCATTCAGATGCCCATAGCATAGATTTTCTGCGCTTTTCCCCGTCATTCAGCGTTATACCGTGGCGATCAAACCACAACTGAACCAAGTCGGAAAGTTTGCGAGTATCTTTACCTTCTCCTAGCCAAGGGGAATCATCAATTTTTTGAAGAGTGTAGTTCTCGAACGCCAATGCCTCGCTCTTCGTTGAGAACTTTTTGCGCATGCGTTTACCGTCTTTCCCACTACTGCGATCAACAGTGTAAAAGTCTGCAACCCAACGGCCATCTGGAAGCTTACGAACAGGCATAAGTTTTCCTTAATGAGTTCGTTGTTTCTAAGAAGGAATAGGATGTTGTTTTGAAATCAATCATGTAAACGTCCATATTTTACTTAATCTTTAATACTACCCTTCCGATAATTTTTATATCGTCAATTGAACAATCGAATGCCATACCAACACCACTGACACGTACTTTTTTGACTGGGATTCTAGTCAGCGTTCGCACACTTGTTTTTCCTTCAACTTCTACCAGCCATTCGTCATCGTAAACTTCGCTGAAATTCTTCTCTACAACGTATTGAGTGATGACATCCAGAACACAAACTGGATTTTCAGGGATCGGCTTGCCTTGCGGGAAAATCGTTTTGTCGAGCATAACTATACCCGCATCGTATAACTGCCCATCAACAATTTTCTGGCGCGGGATTTTCAAAATATCTAATTCTTCATTGTCAAATTTCCGACCTTGACCTGTTGCTAACCATTCCAAGTTTACGCCAGTTTCAGCCATACATTTGATCATGATGTCTGCCGGAAGTCCGCCGCGTTTATAGCGTGAGGATAGGGAGCTTGCTGCGATGTTCATAAGTTCAGCAAGTTGCATCTTTTGCGTGAAGCCATACGCCTCCATGACTCTATCAAGCACTGGTGCGCTGTCGGTATTGGGATCAATTCGGAATCGTGCCATTCTCTTCAAGATAATTAGGTTTTATCTAAATGCTATTGACACTTAGATTTTATCTAATTAATCTAGCCTCGTAGTTAGATATTGCCTCATATTGACCGATATTGCCTTATCGGCCTCAAACTGGAGTTTGCCCCATGCGCCCTAACATTACAATTGTGATCCCCGAGCCATACCTGCCATTAGATGAGTATTGCCGACGTACAGGTACAGCCTATGGAACAGCTAAAAACCTGATTGAATATGGAAAATTACCAATCAAACCGAAAGGTAAACAGACAAAGGGCTTGATTGAAGTGAACATGGCCGCGCTTACCATCCAGGCATTAAGCGAATGTGATATTTCGCTTAATGCGTAAATCATCCTAGAGATTAGCTAAAGGCAAATCATGTTTGATTTTCAGGTTTCCAAACATCCCCACTATGACGAAGCGTGTCGGGTTTTCGCGCAGCGTCACAACATGGCGAAGCTCTCTGAGCGTGCGGGGATGAATGTTCAAACGCTACGTAACAAGTTGAACCCGGAGCAGCCTCATCAGTTCACTCCGCCAGAGTTATGGCTGCTGACTGACCTGACCGAAGACTCAACACTCGTCGATGGTTTTCTGGCTCAGATCCATTGTCTGCCTTGTGTGCCGGTTAACGAACTGGCGAAAGACAAATTGCAGTCCTACGTCATGCGCGCCATGAGTGAACTCGGCGAACTGGCAAGAGGCGCAGTTTCAACAGAACGTCTGACCCCAGCTCGTAAGAGCACCATGATTGAGAGCGTTAATGCCGGTATTCGTATGTTGTCGCTTTCAGCCCTCGCTCTACAGGCTCGCCTCCAGGCTAATCCTGCAATGGCAAGTGCGGTTGATACCATGAGTGGTATTGGCGCGTCATTCGGTCTTATGTGAGGTGGCTATGTTGAAAAATGAACCTTCATTCGCCTCTCTTCTCATTAAGCAAAGCCCGGCCATGCACTGCGGTCACGGCTGGATCATGGGAAAGGATGGCAAGCGCTGGCACCCGAGCCGATCACAGGCCGATTTAATGGCTGGTTTATCTTCCAGCTGTAAGGGGGATTCATGGCTATCGAAGCTGTGCCGCAAGCTGCGCCGTTAATGGCTGGTGAGCGCCTGGTCGGTCTCAACTACGTTGCAGAGCTGCGAGCGAAACACTGGGGTGATAGCGGTAAAGAGCTTGAGCGCTTTGTTGCTGATATGCGTGATAAGCGCGATCCGCTGTTTGAAGAAAATAGCCGTGCTTTGTCCGCCATTTTCTATCTGGCAAAAATCACGAATGCTCGCCATGAGCTCAAATTAAGTGAGCTAACTACTGAGGAGAAAAAAGCGCTTATTACCGCGATGAATCATTTTCGCGCAGTAGTGAGCTTATTTCCAAAACGGCTAACCATGCCGAATTAATCCAGATAGAAAAATTAATGGCGTAAACCCGCCGGGCATTTTATTGCCCGAAATCAGGAGAGTTATTTATGCGTAATACCCAATCCCGTAGTTTTAAAACTGACAGCGATGCGCTGGCCGTATTGCTGACAGATGCCAGAAAAGAAGAACGCAAAGACCGCGCCCTCGCAATTTCATTCCGCCTTGAGGCGCTGGCTATCTATATCACCAAAGAGGGCATGAACGGCACAGAAGCTGCCGAATTACTGCGCCGTGAAGCCTGCCGCTTTGAGAATGAATCACAGGAGTTGCACTAATGGCCGACGCAATGGATTTAGCACAACAGCGCGAGCAGGAAGACCGCGAACGCCATATCAGCAACGCACGCAGCCGTAACGCTGCACCGTCTCGCTTGCTGTGCGAAGAATGCGACGCACCTATCCCGGAGGCGCGACGTGTAGCGATATCGGGTGTGATCTTTTGCGTTACCTGCCAGCAAATCACAGAGCTTAAATTAAAGCACTATCGGGGGGTATGAATTGGCTATTCAGTTTGCTTACCCGTGGAACACTCCAGGGTCTGCATTAGCCAGCCCATATCTCACCTATGAGCAACAGCACCGCCGCGACCGTATGTTCGCGGCTTTGCTGCATGCGCGAAAGGCGCTAGGACATCAGCCAGAGTGCGTGCGATTTGAGGTTAACCGCACGGCTACCGTACTGGAGCAAACGCAGGGCAGTGAACGAGCTAATGCCTTTTTAATCAGCTTTTGCAAAAAGGCATTGCCGCGTCTCGAACTGGTCGCAAAAAAATATGAATGTACCGGAATTAAAAGCGACGTTTCTGCTGCTGTTTTCGGTGGTCATTTTGATACTGAGTTAATGCAATATCTGGCGTCACGTATGGTAAATATGATTGCCAGATTTAACCGACTCTCGGATATGTCGCGCGCCGATATCGATCTGCTGGCTGGTGACATTGCTAATTTCATCCGCTCGGAGTTGGCACATATTGACGACGGCGGGTTTGGTGAACTCAAAACGCTTTACACCTGGTACATGCACGCCGGTTTAATCTCTCGACAATTCAATGTCACCCCTCCTCATTGGGAGCGCGTTACAAAGAAATACTTCGACAAAAATGATATTGGCCCCGCAGTGATCCGTATGTTTACTGAAACATGGTGGCGCGGCCGTTTGCGTCGTGTGGCGTCTGCGTGGCGCGAACATCTGCAAATTGCTGTCGGTAATGTCAGCAAGAAAAAACATGTCTATGCGAGTAAGAACTGCGTAACAGACTGGCGCGAGCAAAAGCGTCGGACGCGGGAGTTCCTCAAGGGGCTTGAGCTTGAGGATGAAGAAGGCAACCGGATTAGCCTGATTGAAAAATATGACGGCTCGGTCGCTAACCCTGCGATCCGTCGTTGCGAGCTCATGACGCGTATTCGGGGTTTCGAAAACATCTGCAATGACCTCGGCTATGTCGGCGAATTTTACACCCTCACTGCGCCATCCAAATATCACGCCACAACCAAAGCGGGATACCGTAACAGCAAATGGAAAGGTGCCAGCCCGTCAGATACGCAGGGTTATCTCACCAGTCTTTGGGCGCGCATCAGGGCGAAACTGCATCGGGAAGAAATCCGCATTTTCGGCATCCGTGTCGCCGAACCGCATCACGACGCGACCCCTCACTGGCACATGCTTATGTTTATGTTGCCGGAGGATGTCGAACGTGTTCGGCGCATCATTCGTGATTATGCGTGGCAGGAAGATAGTTATGAGCTGAAAAGCGACAAAGCCAAAAAAGCACGCTTTCACGCCGAAGCAATTGACCCGGAGAAAGGCAGTGCCACCGGCTATGTCGCTAAATACATCTCAAAAAATATCGACGGTTACGCTCTTGATGGCGAGACCGATGACGAGAGCGGTGAGTTACTCAAAGAGACTGCACCCGCTGTTTCTGCGTGGGCGGCTCGCTGGCATATCCGTCAGTTTCAGTTTATCGGTGGTGCGCCGGTGACGGTTTACCGTGAACTGCGTCGCCTGGCTGATACTGAGACCGCCCACGGGTTGAGCGTGGAATTTGCCGCTGTACATGATGCCGCCGATGCTGGTGATTGGGCTGGTTATGTAAACGCACAGGGTGGCCCGTTTGTTCGCCGTGACGATCTGCAGGTGCGCACGCTGTACGAAGCGCGTGATGAGTTTAACCAGTATGGAGAGGAAATGGTTTGCATCCGTGGTGTTTACGATTCTGAGGTCGGTGCTGGCACCCCTATTTTAACCCGCCTGACACAGTGGAAAATTGTGCCGAAGCGTGCCGTTGAATTGGTCGTTGACGTTAAGGGCGCAACCGCGCCCTCTCGGAGTTCTGTCAATAACTGTACGGGAAGCGAAAGCGAGCCACCGGAGCTCGATTTATCGAAATCCTTAAATCGACATGAAAAAAGGGAGTTAGCAAAGCGGCTTAGAAAGCAAAAACCAACAACACGGCGAAAATTCATTCACGGAACGGATGAGCAAAGCCCAGTAATAGAGAAGACTATCGACGAGATCCATCTGATAACTGGTTTCACTATAGGTCGAGGCGAAGCTCTGCATCTAATGGCTGGGGGTAAGAGCTGCTTTAATGGTAATTGGGTGAGGGGAACGGCCAAGGGAGAAATATTTTCTGCATCTCCTCGCAACAGGCCACGGCTAGGAAAATCCTCAATCGCGTTGAAGACTTAGTCAGCAAGGCTGCAAATTGATAACCACTAATAACTATCCATATCATGTACATACAGTGTATTTCTTCATGATCTTTTTCTTCACACTTTTTATCGTTACGTGCTACTGTATGTTTATACAGTATTTTGTTGTGGAGGTTGTGTGGATAGAGAGTTAAGTAAGCACGTCATGATTGAGCGAGTCGAAATGATTGCTCGTCTGACTACCGAGAGTACTTGTCAGGAAAGGGACCGCGAAATCGCATTGAATTTAATTGCGGAGATAGCAAGAGGCAATCTAATGAAAAATAATAATTTTTCTGTTGTTTTTTCCGCGCCGCCTGTGGATGAAATATGTGCAAGGGAAAGCAATGTGAAAGTGAATATCACTTTAGATAAAGATCAGAAGATAGGTCAGCCAGTTATTGATGCCTTTCAATGTGAACTGACTAGGCGAATACAATCTGTTTTCCCATCTACGCGCGTTACGGTGAAAAAGGGATCCGTGACGGGAGTTGAGTTGATGGGATTCAATAAAGATTCAGACCGTGAAGCGTTGGATAGCATTCTTCAAGAAGTGTGGGAAGACGAAAGCTGGCGCTAAAAAATTTTACTCCCCCATGGTATTATGTGGGGGAGTTTTAAAATTAAATTAGGGATATGCTATGGTACAACTGATGGGCTATTGATTGAGTTCTTTCCTTTATTTCATTGTGGCCCCATTCTGAACTTGATATGAATGTTTGCTTCAGTGGGTATCCTTTCTCAACTAAAGTTTTATATTTAGCCTCCGTGCTGGTATCTTTTAAAATGTTATTGTTGGTAGACTCGTCAATGAGTAATAAATTCCCAATGCAACCAACTACATCTGCGGGAGTTCCAGATTTTATAGCTGATTCTGGAATGTAATGCTCTATAGTTAGAAGTTTATGGTTTATGTTCAAACAAGAAATAGCATCGCCAAGCTGTTTGGATAAGATATATTTTATCGCGTTTTTACTTCGTGTTTTGTTAGATAAATAGCTCAGCTCAATGAAATTCACGTTAAATTCTTCATAGCGAGGAAGCTTCATTGATAAAGTGGTAAATAAAGATCTTAATATTGCCTGTACATCATCATGTGAAATCGCATTTGTGAGCTTTATCGCATGTTCAGAATATGTTGTTGCAATTGAACCTGATGAACGCTGAGAAGTTATTGAATTAAATATAAAGTGAAAATATTCAATTTTATCAAGAGATTGCTTGAGCATTTTTAATGATAACTTGCCTTCTTTCCAAGCCCTTGTGAGGGCTAGGGTCATCGATGATTGCTGTTTAACTTTAAAAGAGTTTAGATTCTCGAATATATCTTTGATTTTTAATTCTTGTTTGCTCCACTGCACACTGTCAGGGGTGTTAATCATCTTGTAGTAATCAGCGCAATTAATTATGGTTTTAAGAAGTAATTCTGCTTTTGAATTATCTTCGCCCAAGTATTCTTTGATCTCAGAGAAAAGCTTTTTATCAGTAGTGTATTGATGCTCTGACAACCAATAGTGAAGAAGGTAGTTGTCTAATACATTTTCTCCGGCATCGATATCAAACTTTGAAACTAGGCTATTCCAAGAGGTTTTGGCTGAATCATATCTAGTATTATTAGAACGTAGTTTTTTTAAGAACAAGTTTTTAACTAGATCTGATGTTTTTAAATCACGCCCACGAGCATTTAGTGTTTCAAAAATCAAATAGGCATCATCTTCGTTGTCAAGTTGAATAAAGACAAGTTTTAGTGCAAGTATTTTGTCTCTTATATCTTTGAGTTTTTGAATAGGACTGTTAATAACATCATGAAAGAGCTCAATTTGATTTGTTGTTTCTGAGTGTATTTCAGGTATTAACTTTGTTATTTTATCATGAATAAGGTTGTACGCATTTTCTAGGTTTTTTTCCTCAATGCCAATGTCATCAGTGATACTTTCTTTTTTAAAGGATTGGATTACACCATGAAGGAAAGGAAATGATGTTTCTGCATTGAGAATAAATTCATTTTCATTATCAACATTTGCTTTCTCAATGTACATGTGTATGCCCTTCGCTAAGTTTTCTTGCTTAAGCTTTATGAAGGAGTCTCTGATAACTGATAAAATTATAGTTATTGTGGTTAGTCTTTGCTGACCATCCACTATACCAAAATATGGTTTTGCTGATTGAAATACAACCATTGACCCAATGAAGTAGTTTTCATCTTTATTTTTAGTTATATCTTCCCAGAAATTTTCAACCTCGTCTTTTTCCCAAGAGTATGGCCTTTGAAATCTGGGTATTTTGAAGTAACCGGAAGAAAATATGTCTTGAATTTCTTTATCATTAGCTTCTATTTTCATGATGTACCTTAGTAGTAAGCAAACTGTTTCTGCTTGTATTTTAAGCGGTTAGAGTGTTGAGGCCAAGGGTTAGAAGATTTGTAACTGCGCCAGCAATTACGCCGGGAGTACCATCTTTTACCGCACTTATAATTTTATCTCCCATCGTTTCATTGCCGCCGAGCACCTCAAGATTTTTATTAAGCACAGAAAGCGCTTTTTCGGTAAGCCTAACGTCAAAAAATCCTCTGTCATGATCCGTTGCATACAGGATGTATCCGTTTTCTTGCAAAAATGTAAATGTGCCAGCAATCACACTTCGCAGGTTGTCTATTGATTTCATCTCGAGTGAGTTAGAGTCAAAAAAGTAATCGTCAGTGAGCTCTGCATTAAATTTTTTGTAGGTAATTACCTGCGGGACAGGAAAGTTTTCCCATAGGGTCGCAAAGATTTCAGCTGCTTGCTGGTTAAACAACTCGAGGTTTTTAGACATGCAAAATTCCATTTCTTCTGATGATGTATGGGTCAAGCGCTGGGCAAGTCACATGACATGTCTGGCGCGGAATTACGATCTGAGTTCACGCGAGGTCAACATCTATACCGACAGGTTGGTCGAGCAGGCCAGTAATGCTGAACTCGGTCAGGTCGTCAAAGAGCTACTGAATCACATAAGAATGCAAAAATAAAAGGATCTTTATCAATGCGTTAAATCGAGTTTTTGTTAATTCGTGGACTCTAGGGGGCAAGATGCATCACGTTCTAAATGATATTCCAAAGCATAGAACCCACAGCATAAAACTCATGGCTGTGGTTAATCGGCTGCAGCAGATAATGCTCAATGAGAACCTTAGCCCTGAGGAGTTGGTCGGGTGTGCTGAGATTGTTAAAGATAACTACGACAGATTCTGCAGTATCGACAATCAGAAAACAGGCGTAATTAAAGCGTCAAAAATGCCGAATCCCCCTCCGCGTCGACTATAGAAATCAATTTTCCCAAGCCTCCTGAACCGTCATCTTGGATGCCGGTTTTTTATGCCCTTTTCTCAATCCCCCTTTTTTTTAGCTATGCATGCATCTGGTGCATGGTTTTGCATGCGTCGGAGTTGCCTGTTCTGACCACGCACCGCCAGAGCTGGCACGGATCCGGAGTTGTCACGCACCTGCATTAAAACCGCCCCATGAAGCGGGCAGGCGTGGCGGGGAAAGCATTGCGCGCCAGCACCGGTGACAGCATTTAATTTTACGTGCCTGTGAGCATCGTGACGGCGCTGTCATTGTGCTGAGTGGTTACAAGGGGGCGTGATGTGGGGCGTCTGAGGCGTTTGGTGGCGATGTCGCCGGAGACGGCATTTTTGGCGGGTTTTATTCTGATTTGTAGCTGTAATCCTTAAAGTAGTTCACCTCCATCTTGAGCCAATCATTAACCTCTTTGAAGCGCTACTGCAGCGGTGTTAACTCGTTACGCACCATGCGACAACGTGAATTGATTTGACCAAAAAGGTGCACGAACCAATGTGTTTGCAGTAGCTTGTTATTGTAAAAATCGATGCCAGAGAAGGTGGTTCACAGTCCATTAAAACTCGTACAGCAATACACTGTGAACTCCATGCTAGAGAGTTTTGGCGATTGTGATAAAGGATATAGAGTTCTAGATAAAAGAATGTAAAATGCAATGAAAATTGAAACGTGAAGACTCTCACATGCCTAATAATGCATTACAAGAAGAAAGAGCTACGATTTCCGTGCAACAGGTTGATTTAACGGCCAAATGTTGGGTGGTTAGACCTGGTGTTAGATACAGGTATTTTTCATATTTTATTGAAAACGATGTTATTGCAACTGCTCATTTGGATGGACTCTCTCCAGGAAATATCGATTTCACCAGTGAAATCTCTAGAGAAGAGATAACCCAAAGAATCAATGGTCTTGAGCGTATTGCTTCAAGAAACATCCATACTCAAATAGAAAGCTTCATCTCTGATATGCGTATTGGCGATGTAGTTTTCACGCTGTCAGGTGATTTAGTCGTTCCGGGGGTAATAACTTCATTGCCCTACTTTGAGAGAGAACGTTTATCAGAAGACCCAGATAACAATGGATTTCATGTAAGGCGCGATGTTACATGGGGTGATCCTATCCGCAGAAGGGATGTACCATTAGCGATTCAAAAATCATTTAATGCTTACCAAGCTGTATTTTCGCTTGGAGATAGGTCAGACGAAGTTCTTCACTGGCTAATGTCATTTTTTATAACAGATGATACATTTTGCACTAGTTTAAGAATTGAACAACATGAAGCTATTAAACACCACACATTAAAACAATTATCTGAGCTCGTAGACCGTGTTCAAGTCATATCATTACTGATTGGTGAAGATTTTGACGGTGATTTTTCAAATGATTTTGTACAGTCACAAATGGATAGGTTTTATGAGGATGGTCAACTAACGTTAACAGCGCAACAGATGTTAATGTCTCCAGGTGATGTTTGGTTTCAGTTTAGAACTGCCAATAGAAAAGCGGGTATCGCTTTTATTATGATTATGGGGGCGATTTTTAATCAAAATGTAGCATTCGCTTCAGATGATGATGTGCAACTCATGCAGGAAGTATTACCTCTTGTTTCAGGTAAAGCTGAAGTTGCAAAAAGCGGATTGAATTTTGAAAGGGTTACACAAACCCTTGAATTACATGTAAAAAGACAGAATAGGACTTTTGTTAATGCAAATCCAACAAGCCGTGAGCGTAATTCAGGTATAGACTTCCCTGAAGATGGAGAGGCAAGGCATTCGGGGGAATAACAATGCTTATTGAATTTTTGGTTAATCACTGGGTATTGATTGTCGTGCTTTTGTTGGCATGCATATTCTTTATTATCAAATTTAAAGATATTTACAGGACGCATGATCAATTCAATAATATAGTTATTTCTTTATGTGCTATATTTACTATCTTGTGGGGCGGTTATACATTTGATGCTTTACATCAGAGGGACAAGGCAGAAGCGGATTTATTAGAATTGAGAAATAGAATAAAAAATACAGAGTCGACTTTTTTTAATATTGACGTTAAAGTTGTCAATATTGATGGAGTGTTTTACATAAAGCCTGTTGTTACAATTAAAAATAGTAGCAATGAGAGAATTTATGTAAAATTAAACAAAAAATCGCTTACTGTTAGTCATCTTGTGTCCCATGGTGACCAGCAAGTAGCTACTGAAATATTTAATCCCAATTATTATGAAGAGTTAGTGCTTTTGGGCGCTAAAGATAAAGAAGGTGAAAAATTAAACAATATTCCAATGTATGATATTTCAGTCCCTATCTCAGCTGAAAGAACATTAAACTATCTTGTTTCAACTGATAAAGTTGGAATGTACTATGTTACATTTAGTGCTCAGGCTATGAATGAGCGTGGTGAGCCAATTTCGAAGGTTATAAATGGTAAAAAATCTATATGGTTTTCTTCTTCATACGTGGAAGTTAAAAACTAGCAGTCGAGTCAAAGAACCCAAGGTTTTTAGTATGCCGTGGGATTCTTTATTAAACAGATGGATTTTATGTTTTTAATTTAATAACTTAAACCTATTGTATAATTAAGGCTGTAAAAAGATAGTGCATTTCTTTTAACTAAATTATTTAGTGTCTAAACTATAATCTTTAAAGCGGATCACCTCCATCCCGAGCCAGTCGTTAATCTCTTTAAATCGCTCTTGCAGCGGCGTCAGCTCGTTACGCACAAACACCCTGGCCACCTTCTCGACATCCCCCATTGAGCCGATATTCTCAGGCTTGCCACCCATCAGCTGGAACGGCACGCGGTGCGCATCGAGCAGGTCAGCGGCGCTCACCTTTTTGATATTGAAAAAATCGTCCTTCGTGGCGACCTCACTCAGCGGCACGATCTTAATGCCGTCCGGCTTTCCGTTGGGCGCGTAGAAAAATAGATTCTTAAAATTCCCGAGTCCTTTTGAATTACGCATCGCATCACGCAGCGATTCGACGTCGGTGCTGCTTTGCGCTGCGTCGGTCACGTACATGATGTAACCCGCGTGCGCGCCGTTCTGGTAATACTTGCG